GATGTCAGGCACCTGCTCGAGCCGCATCGACGTTGCTTTGCTAATCTTGCCCTGTGCATACCAGGTATCAATCTGCCGCTGCCGCTGCGCCATGTCCTTGGACAGTCGGCCAACGGGGAAGGGGCGGAGGCTGTAGCTGTTCTCGGCCAATTTGACGTCTTCCCACTTGATTTCCTGCACCTGCCGACCTGGCAAGCGCACTACCGGGTTGCATTCCTCAGCGGCCTGGATAAGCAGTGAGCCAATCTGCACAACGAAGTCTTCGAGGTGCAATGCCTGGGGCAGGTGCGCGGCGTCGTCGACCTGTTCAGCCTTGTCAATGGCAACACCGGTCAGCTCACGTCTGTTGGTGCCCATGGTGGCCTGGTCGTTCATGCGGAACGTTTCTTTGATGTTCCGTATCAGGTCCTCCCGGTACCTGAACATGTCAGCGCTAATGGCCTCGGGATAGACAAACCTTAGATTGTCAACCCCTCCCGACACGTTGACGATGCCGTTGCTTTTGTCTCCAAGGCTGCCAGGGTTCACGTTGGCCCCGGCGCCGATGATGATACGCGGCCAAGCGGCACGGCGTACATTCTCCCAGATGGCAGCCATGACACGGTCCAGCTCGCGCTGCATGCCCAGAACCATTTCCATCATGCCCATACCAAACCAGGACGTGCTAACCTGCTTGAAGAGCAGCTTGGCGATGGGAAAGTCGCGGCGCGTGTACTTCTCGTCCTCGATGGCATGGTCGCCAATGGCCAGGACATGGCGGCCAGGCTGCTTGCCGAGCGGCAGTGACCAGGCTTCGCGCAGCACGACTACGTTGGTAAAGTCAATGTCGCTGCCAAAGTAGAAGCCCTGCTGCGCCTTGGGCGCGTTATCGATGGCTTCAATGCATTCCTTGTCATCGCCGTAAGCCGCGATAAGCTCGTCACGATTGGCAAATAGCCGAATTGCCAGGCGCCGGGGCTCGCCAGCGTTGCACTCATTCTCGTCGACGATAATCTCGTCCTGGAGCAGCCTGGTGACGCGCGGTTTCTTGATGACCGGGTCAGTGTCTACCTTGACAAACGCGCTGCCCCAGATGCGGCAGTCTTCACCGCACTGCTCGACCGTATCCCAGATGTCCAGGTCGTAGAAGCACGCATCCAGCCAGCGCGACAGTTTCTTTGACTTGACGCGGGCCCTGAAGTCACCTGCAATGGGGCAGACTTGAACGAAGGGCCGCTCCTTGTACACTCTGGCAGCAAGGCCGTCGCTGCACTGCTGCGTCACGTTGTAGCGCGGTGCCTCCCACTGGGCCCGGGAGTACACATTTGCGCTGCCCGGCCTGGCTACGGCGCTGAAGTTGTAGCTAGCCGGCGCCACGGGCCGCCCAGTTAAGTAGCGGTAGAAGGTCAGGTTAGCGTAGCGGCGTGGCCAGTTGGCCTGCTCAATGCTGTTACACCAAGCCTCGAGCTTGTTAGCTACCTCGCCCTTGTTGGCCGTCTGCCACTGATTCTGCCCTGTAATGGCCTTGGTCTTCTGCGCTCCAAGTGTAGCGGCTTTGTCAACAACGGGCATATTAGCTCACGTCCAGGTCAATCCGCGGCGGGCACAGGACAAGGTCTAGGGGGTGAATGGGGCTATCGTCATTTGCGAATGGCGTACCCGGGACCAGGTCCGGCTTCTGCTCCTGGCCAGACTGGTGCGGCAGCGGTGCGGCGCTTGGCTGCGCTGCCGCTGTCTCTTGTGTACGCAGCCTTACGGTAACATCGCCTACTGTAACCGACTCTAACCAGTCGCGGCGCTTATAGGCTTCGTCAAGAATCGACGCTAATCGACGCCTGTCGACGCCAGTCCTTGCCCCGCGCGGCTTTGTCACTGCCTAAACAGCGGAACTGAGTCAGCTAATCCCGTGGCCCACCATACGCCGAATCGTACTCGTTAGCTTCGTAGCCGTACGTCACGTTGTTGGCCGGGTTCCAGGCTCGAGCCGCGCTTTCCAGCTGCAGCTCAAGGGCTGTTTTCTGCCGGCGCGGCTCCATGGCTTCGATGTAGGCCGGAATGGCGTATGTGGCAGCGTCGGCGCAGTCTGGGTGTATGATGGTGTTGTCCCATTCATACTTGCCTTCCTTGCGCGCCTCGGCGTCAAACTGGGCCAGCTTCAGGTCATTCTCGAGCACGCTGCCCTTGATGACGTGGGCTCGGCCGGTGCTGAGCAGGTCAGAGAGGCGGTCCACGCGCTGCTTAACGCTGCCTTTACCCTTCTTGGCCGGTTCGATGACCAGGCCATGCTCTATCATGGCGACGTCGTCCAGGGTAGCCTGGGAGTCGCTGATGATACGAATGGTAGGCGAGTAGTTGCGCACCATGGCATTCAGCGCAGCTAGCCACTGCGACTTATTGGCATGCGCTCCGCGGTCCGTGGTCCACTCGGCGCAGTGCCAGATACCCGATGGGGTAATGGTTGACCAGCCCCACAGGACGGCGCAGTAGCGGTCAGAGGTGTATGCCGGGTCAATGCCGATTGCAAAGCAGTTGACAAGCTCGGGCGGGCGCAGCGCTATCAGGTGGCCAGGCGGTAGCTCAAGGCCCTCGGTAAAGCCAGCCACCGGGCCAGTCCAGGAATTCTTGGCCTCGTCATAGCGATATGCCGTTTTGGCGTTGGACCACACTTCCTCGCCGTACCAGTCGCGGCGAAACTCTGGGTCATCCCTGGTAATGCCATGAGCCAGGAGGTACCGCTCCTGCTCCCCGGACGGGTCAAGCAGGTGCGGGTTGTCATTCATGGCCCAGTTATGGGTTACGAACCGGCCTGACTTGTACTGTTCGTAGGCATAGCCGCCCTTGACATCAGGCCAGGTGCCACACAGGAGCATGCGGCCATCGCCCGAGTCAGATAGGGCCGGTGGCAGTATCTTGACTACCAGCTTCTGCAGCACCTTCGGCGACTGGCTCTGTTGCTCATCAATGATGACCAGGTTGAGGCGGTTGCCAAGGAAGGTTTGGATATGGGTGATGTCGTCGCTGCCCGTAAACGCGACGATGGAGCCATTGCGGAAGGTGATTGTCTGCCTGGACTTGTTCAGGTCGTAGGGGATACCGAACTTGTCAAGTACAGGGACTACAATCTCCTGTAGGATGACAGACAGCGCGTGGGCCTTAGTGAGGCCAATGAACAGGCAGTTGCGGCGCGGTTTGGCCAGGGCATACAGGATGAGCGCGTACGCGGCTGCCGTGGTCTTGCCGGCGCGCCTCGAGGTGAACCAGGAGTGATAGCGGTTGGGGTGGTTCAGTAGGTCGCGAAGGGCGGCGGCTTGCTTGGCGTGACCAGCGGTGAGCGCGTCAATGGAGAGGGAGAGCGTTTTCACGCGGCTCGCAGGTTCCCGGGATTGACGGAGCTATCTGGAATTAGAATAACCTTACGCGGTCCGTGGGTGACGTCACCGCACTCGAAGGTGACACACTTAGAGCAGCCGACGTCAGATGGCAAAAGGAACTTCACCTTGTCGCCGCGGCACCCGCCGTTCACGAAGTCGCTAGGGTTGCAATACACAACTCTAGGCGTTGGAGTGAGAGACCTGGCGAATTCAACCACGACATCAACGAAGCTCAGCTCTTTGTGCATGCTCTCCCTCACGTCAAGTCAACGGCAGGCCGCACTTGCCACAGCGCGGATTGCGACCACCGCTGAGATGCTGAGATGCAACCCGGTTCTTCTGCTGGCATGCGCGGCAGGTGATTATCTGGCAGGTAAGGCCGGCTACGGTAAGTAACTTAGCAAGCGCGTCTTCTATGCTACCTGGTGCGGTGTCCATGCTTCACGTCAAGTCAACGTCAACGCCACGCTCGTCCTTGTCCTTGCCCTTGTCGGCTCTAGACAGGTGGCCGCGCACGATAGCACTAAGACGCGCAAGTTCCTCACTGGCTCCCTCCCGGTCAAGGTCCTGCGACAGCCGGGAGATTAGCGTGTCGGTCATGCGGCGGATAGCCAGCTCTTGGTCTGCCCAGGAGCGGGTTACCGATTCGGGCTTGACTTCGACGCGGGGCATGGGCTTGGTGGGGTCGCCGAAGAGATGCTCAATTTCGGTACTTGTAAAGCGTCTCGTCCAGGTCGGGCCGGCTTGTATCCTGGGCACCAACACCACTCGCACCTTTCGACGTCGTGTCTGTGCTGCCATTGCTCGCACCCACACTCTTGACAGGCTTCGGGTTCATGAGCTGAGCGTTGATGGAAAGCGGCAGCCATGGGCGGAACCTGACAGTATACCCCTTTGTCTCGCAGAACTTAGCAAAATTACCAACGCCGCTCAATTTCGTCACCAGCAAGGGGCAGATAATCTCGCCCTGGGCAATCTGCGCCGCATCAAGCAGCGCATTAGCCAGGCCGCGCCCGCGCACCGCTTCCTTGACGTAGATAAAGCCAACTGCGCCGGGGCCGTCGTGGATGATGTAGCCAAGAATTTCGTCGTCATCGTCAGGCGGAGTGGCTACAAGCGTGTCGTACGTGGCAATAACAGGCCAGACCAGCTGATTGATTACATCAGGCTCGAGGCCTGCCGCGTATGCGCTTTGCCGTAGCAGCGTCCGACGCATGCTGTCCAGGATGAAGTTGGCGTCACTGGACAGGGCTGGGCGGATTACGACGGGCGCGGGCATTGTATAAAACGCGGAACTGAGCTACTCCATAATGCGCAGCGAGAACCCGCTTGGCACATTATCCCAGATGTTGTCCGGGTTGCCGCCCATGGCCATGTAACCAGCCACCGTGCTATCGGGCCAGTTGCCGAGTGTGAAGTCATTGTAGGTTGCAAAGGGAGGCTCACACGTCCGATTGATATCTATAACCAGCTTGCGCGGGTAAGCCTTGACAAAGGCGTCTAGCTCTTCTTTGGTGCAGTCTTTCCAGTGTACTTTGCTCATGTCTTCTCCTTGCGTGTCTCCCACCCCTTGGCCCTAGAGCTGCCGGGGCCGTGTAGCTCGGGTGGCTTACCTAGTACGTGGGCGGCGCAGAAGTCAGCAAGTATCTTTGCCCCCTTGTCCTTGCCAATGCCAAGTGGTTTGCCAGCCTTGGACAGGTACCCCAGGTCAGAGTAGGCAACCAGGAATGCACGGTGCTGGGGCGGCAATTGGTGGCCAAACTCTGTAACGGCATGTGACAGCTCACGGAACCACCTGGCGACCGGTAGCTCCCAGACCGACGACGCAATGGCCTCGTCCTCGAATAGCTCCGTGCGGTCGAAGTATCTGTCTTGTGCTCTCTTGCGCGGAGTTCCACCCCAGTGGTACTTGGCATCCCTGGCCGTAAAACTAACGAACGTCGCGCCGCTGTTCTTGTCACGGGCCTTGCCGCGGAAGGTCCAAGACGTCATGGACCCCAGTAGGCCGTTGCCGTCCTTAGCTAGGATTTTGTTCCACTTCGCCTGCAGCTTCGCTGTTTGCTTCGGCGTCAACTTCCTTGGCTTGCTCGGCTGCGGCATCAAGCTTCTCCTGCTCTTTCTTGGCCTTGACTGCTTCGGCTTCCTGGCGCTTCTGTTCCTGTTCGGCTTCGTATTTGACCTTGGCGGCTTCGATGATGGACTTAATCTCTTCTTCCATGCTCTGAGCCGTAACAAAGGCCTCGCGATTGTGCCGCCGCTCTAAATACTCGAGCATAGCTGACTGCATCGTCATGACCTGGCCAATTTGGTGGCCAAGCTGCTCGAGGCCGCCGGTGAGGTATCCGGTGGTCTTGAACCAGGCGTCGTTAACCTCGGCGCGCAGTTTGGCTACTGCCAGGTTTTCAGCGGCTTTGCGGCCGGCCCGGTTGCCGCGGCGTTTCTTCTTGGCTTCTTTGCGTCGTGCGTCTGATGGCATGTGACTCCTTATCCAATTGCTTCGTGGGCCGGCTGCGCCTCTGGCTGCTTGGCCATCAGGGCAGGTACGACCTGGTCAATTCTGTCAACAAACGTAAGCATGTCTGCTCGTTCCTGGGGCATCATGCCGTGGCGTACCATGTCCTGGACAAGCAGCTTGAGGGCGTCCCAGAACCCGGCCCCGTTGTAGATGACGATGGGCTTGGGGGTTGTGTATCCTAGCTTTTGCAAGCACCAAATCTCGGCAAGCTCATCGAGGGTGCCCGCGCCACCGGGGAGGCAGAGAAAGGCGTCGCATTCCCAGAAGTGGGCCTTGCGCGTGGGCATATCAGGGGTTACCTCAAGCACGCTAACGGAGGGTGGATAGTGTTTCAGTGCGGCGAGCTTGGCTGGCAATACTCCGGTCAGGTGTCCGTCGGCACCCAGAACGCCCCGGGCCAAGCCGCCCATGACGCCCTTGTTGGAACCGCCGTAGACCACATAAGCGCCCGTGGCCGCAAGCGCCGCCCCGATTGACTCGGCGTCAACCACCAGAGACGACGTGCCGCCAGCTCCCGCAAAGACACATACTCTCATACTATATAGCACCTTACTTTCAGGTTGCTCGTCGATGGCAGTGCGTCATTCTTGGCATATCTGGACCTGTTCCTGCGCTGCTTGCACGCCCTGCAACTTCTTTTGCCCTTGTTTACGGTGGTGTTTTCCTTGGTAAATTCGTGACCATAAATGCAATGAGTTTGGCGGGCATGAACAGCGGCCGGACCTGAGCCGCGGAGCGTGTTTTGGCGCGATGTTACCTGTTCAAGGTGGGTTGGATTAACACAGCGCCGGACCCTGCAGAGGTGGTCAAGCTGCAGCCCGTGTCCAATATCGCCAACTAGCATCTCGTACGATACCCGGTGGGCCTGGAGTATCCTTCCGGATATTGTGATCTGACCGTATCCAGAGCTACTAACGCCCGCCGTCCACAGCCAGCACGTGTCGGTCTTGTTCACCCTGGACCAGAACCTATCTTTGTTAGTCACGACGCAACCTCCTGCTTTATAGCACTTAACGGAATGCATCGTAATCTGCATGGTGACAAAACTCCCGGCTTGACAGTGCTAGCAGGGTCTGGAATCATTCCAGCTGCAGTTACTGCCAAGGCGCGGTAGACGCTCTGGTCTGAGTACCCGGCGCTAAGCCTACCACGGACGACGGCCACACGCAAGCTACGCCATGACCAATCCACTCCTGGCCAACGCATCCCACTGACGCCCAACTTTGGTGATACCTGCGCTAGCGGCAGCTGAGTGTGTAAGCTGCTATACACTGCCTAGCTGGCTATGCGCGTAATGCTCTATGCACATGGATGTTGGAGCGTGTAATTACGGTAGCTTATGGACGCCGCAGAGGTGGCACGGAAGTGGCAGTGCAAGCGACTGGAGGCCAAGGCATATGAATAGCGTTTGGTGCAGAGACGGCGGAGACCATGACTACGATGCAACGCTACCACGCTCCGCAGACGATATATGCGCGACATGTGGTGCGACCTGGTCTGGAGTAACATGGATGTGGAGTAAGGCGGACGGCGAGACGCCAACTGCCGACCCAATCAATCCATCCCACTATAAGTCAGGAACACTCGAGGCAATCCAGGTCATCGAAGCCTTTGCCCTTAACTACAACATGGGCAGCGCATGCAAGTACCTGCTGCGGGCTGGCAAGAAAGGCCCGAAGGCGGAAGACCTGCGCAAGTGCATCTGGTTTCTTGAGCGTGAAATCAAAGCCACGGAGAAGCCATGATGGGAGATATGACGGTATATCAATTCGCTGCCGCTTGGATTGTCGGCCAGGCAATCGTGGTTGTTGTTGGCCAGGTGTTCCTGCACTTCCAGGGGCGCAAATGAGACCAAGTAAGCAGCTTATCAGCCACTGGTACAAAATCCTAAAGCAAAACGGCTTCGTAGACGTGGAGGCTAGAGTCAAATGGACGGGAACGACGATGGGCAAAAAGGTAATTCTAAAGGGAAGCCTGGGCCTGTGAGCGAAGCAGCTGACAAGCTCCTTGGCGGCCTGGCCATGGGGCTTGCTGTCCTGGCAGCTGCCAAGGGAGTCGCAGAGACGCGCCGTATTATCGGCATGGTCATGGATGACATGGAAAACCTCGAGAAGGTCATGGACGGGGAGAGCAACTAGCCATGAAAATCAAGGTACTTGGGGTCGAGCTTGACGGCCTGGGCGAGGTTCTATTTGTTCCGCCTGCGGCTCTGCTTGTGATTGCTGTGGCGTGCATTCCGCACGCAGCGCTGGCATACGGAGTCTATCGACTGGTACGCTTTGTCATGGGTGGTCACTAATGCTCCCGCTGCGCCCCAGCTGGGCCAAAATCCTGCTCAAGAAGTCCCCGGCCCATTGCAAGGCGGCCATGGAAACGCCATTCAAGCAAAGCAAGGCCATGGAGCTTGGCAGTTACGTAGACTGGCTGGTGTTTGGCGGGCCCGAGCCGGAAGCGTCAGAGGCCGCCAAGGAACGCGCAGACAAGATTGCGCGGCCAGTGCTGGAGTTTGTCAGCGACTTGCCAGCATGGACTGGCAGAAAGGAGATTGACTGGACCGATAGCAACGGAGTGCCTTGTCAGGCCCACCCAGACCTGGTTTTTGATAATGCAAGCCTTGGCGGGTATGACCTTAAAACAGCCGCAGACACCAGTAACGCGGGCATTACCAGGGCCATTGAACTGTTTGGGTATGACATCCAGGTAGCAGCCTATGAGGAGGCCACCGGCGGACCGTTTAGGCTTCTGTTTATTGAAACAACGGCGCCATATGAACTGCGACCGGTAACACTGGATGCCGCACAGAAGGCGGAGGGGTGGCGCCAGTGGCTCGAGGCCAAGCGAATCTGGAAGCAGTGCTGGGAGACGGGGAAGTGGCCAGGGCGAGGCAATTTTGTCTCTACCCCTAGCCGGTACAGAGCAGCAAAGAACATCACAATTGACATGGAAGAGGAGGAATAGCACATGAGCGAGACCGAGCAGCAGACGAGCAGCGTGGAAATGTCCGACGACGATGTGGTGCAGACCAGCAAGTACGTCAAGGCGGATGACCTGGCCGAGGCGGGTGAGCGTACGCTTACCGTGAAGGGCATGCGCAAGGACACGTTTCGTGACGGCACTACCAAGGAGGTGATTGTGTTCGAGGATGGCAGCGCCGTTACCTTGAATGCCACGCGCAAGGCTGAACTGGCTGCCATCTTTGGCAACCCCATCAAGGTCAGCAAGGTCAAGGGGCAGGATTTGGTTGTGGCGCCGGCCAAGACGCTGTTTGCCGGCAAGAAGGTGAACACGATTAGCCTCCGCGCTGCGGCTGACCCGTTCGCGAGTAAGTAGCAGTATTAGCCCATGGTGTGCTAGCTGGCCCGGCTTGACCCGGGACTTCAGGAATGGCTAGCGGGGCCGCATGGCTCCAACCCAGCAATGGGTGTCGGTTCGAATCCGGCGATGGGCACGATGCAGTTTTCACTAACAGACGCAGGCCGGTGGCGTGACTACCAGCTCGAGCGAATCGAGCAATCCACGACGCTACTGCGCGGCGGCAGCAACGTAATGCTCGAGATGGCAACTGGAACAGGCAAGACCTGGACGGCGGCGGGGGTCTGTAAGGTACTTTCCGGCCCTGTGCTGTGGATGGCCCACCGAATCGAGCTGGTACGGCAAGCCAGAGCAGCACTGTCAGCAGCATGCCAGGAGCCGATTGGGCTAGAACTTCCAGGAATGCAATCCAATGGCGAGAGAATTGTGGTAGCATCGAAGGACAGCATAAGGACCGATAAGCGACTAGCAAGACTGCGTGAAAGAAACTTTGCACATATCGTCATCGACGAGGCCCATCATGCGGCTGCCAGTAGCTACAGAGCCGTTACTGGAGCATGGCCGCAAGCCAGGCTGCTTGGGCTGTCTGCCACTCCGTATCGTTTTGACAAGCGCAAGCTACCGTTCGACGCAGCCACAGAGCCGTACCGGTTACCACGAGCAATGACAGACGGCTGGCTGGTTCCTTTCCTGGCCAAACGGGTCAAAATCACGTCCATGGACGTCTCGGGCGTCGATGTAGTAGCCGGAGACCTGTCCGTGCAGCAGCTGCGCGACCTGACCATTAGCGAGACTAACCTAACGGCCGTGGCCCAGGCCATCAAAGCTAACGCCGGGAACAGGCCCACGCTGGTCTATTGCGTGGCGGTAGACGTGGCGGAGCGCATGGCCGAGCTGCTTGGCGGAAGGGCCGTGTCACAACGCACGAAGCCCGACGACAGGCGGCGCGTATTTGATGAGTTTGGCAAGGAATACCAGTTCCTGGCTAATGTAGCTGTAGCCACGGAGGGCACCGACCTACCCGCCGCTGCCTGTATTGCAATGTACCGCATAACACTGTCAGCTGGGCTGTTCCAGCAGATGCTCGGGCGCGGGGCAAGAACTGCGCCGGGAGTGAAGGGGGATGCGCCAGATGCCAGACATCAGTGGATACGTAACAGTTCTAAACCTGATTGCCTTGTGTTGGATTTCGTGGGCAATGCTGGGCGGCACCCGGTCTGCACCGTTGCGTCGGCGTTCACGGATGACGAGGACGCTCAGGCCGGGATTGCGGCAGCCCTGGACCGAGGAGACGTCATACTCGCCGCCGATGCTACCGCGGACGAAGAAAGAAAGGTTACACAACGCCGCAAGGCTGAAAAAGAGCGTGCCCAGCTTCGCGTTCGAATCAGCGCCGAGGCGGAAGAAATAGCGCTGATTGGCCTGGGTGGGGAGAAATGGGCCCAGGTTGCCGACCTCACGGCGGCCCCCACGCCGCTGCAGATGCAACGCTGGCGAGAACTGGGTATTGAAGGCACGCCCAAGACCAGGGCAGAGGCTAGAAGTGGCATCGTGGCAGCCAGGGCGGCGCTTAACCTGGCTACTCCTGGACAGGTTGAATTCATCATGAAGCATTACCCAAAGATGGAGGCTGACAAGGTGACTAAAAAGCAAGCCAAGGCATTGTTTATGCAAAAGATGCGCAGCTGGGGGAGGCGATGACTTGTACTACTGCTTTGATGGCCGCCGCGTTTGCGAGCAAAGATGACGACTCGTGGATGGATGGGGATGGCACAGCGTGGTTTGTGGACGTAGATGCCGATGGGGTAGCGTATACACGCGAATTCTGCCGCTGGGTTGAGCAGGACGAGCTTGACCACGTTAAGGCATTCCACTCCGGCAAATACTGCGGATTCAGAAAATACAGCAAGGCAAAGGAGTGCACGTGTAACTGGACCGAGACGGGTGTGCCAAGTTGGTAAGCGAGGAACAGCTAGCCCGGGCCAAGGCCGTCAACATCGTCGGCCTGCTCGACCGCAACAAGGTTCTGCGCAAGTCAGGAGGCAACTACTTGGCACTGTGTGATTTCCACGAGGAAAGCGACCCCAGCATGTCGCTATTCAAGGGCACGGATGGTCTGTGGCGGTTCAAGTGCCACGGCTGCGGCGCAGGCGGTGACCCGGTCAAGTACATCCAGCTCAAGCGTGGGGTGCCCTTTGTTGACGCAGTGGCTTATCTGACACAGGAGGCTAACACGGCGCCCGAGCGGCCACGCATCAATGAGACGTACGACTACGTAGACGAACATGGCGAACTTCTATACCAGACCGTACGTTACGAGCCCAAGGACTTCCGACAGCGGCGGCCAAGCGGCACTGGTTGGATTTGGAACCTCAAGGACGTACGCAGGGTGCTGTATAGGCTGCCGGACGTCCTAGGAAAGCTTCAGAGCGCTCCGCCGCCAATCTTCTATGTGGAGGGCGAGAAAGACGCAAACTCCCTGTGGTCGCGAGGCTATTGCGCTACAACGCATGCTGGCGGCGCTGGGGCTTACCGCAAGGAGTTGCTCGAGCCGTTGCCTCCCAAGCAACGGATTGTTGTCATTCCCGACCGTGACGACCCCGGGATGCAGCTAATGCGGCGCGTCTTCGCCGATGCTAGGGCCATGGGCCATGAGGTGAATTTCATTCTAATTCCCAAGGTTGGCGATGACCAGCCCAAGGACGTGTCGGACTGGTTTAACCGTGGCCTGGAGTTTGCAGAGCTGCTCAAGGAGATAAAGTAGCATGGACAACTTGACAATCTTTGCCGTGCTGGTCTTGGCGTACATGGCAGGGTTTACTGCGGGACGGATGTCGTGAAGCCGCGCACACACATGGTAATCCCTGACTGCCAGGTCAGGCCAGACGTTGACTATTCACACCTTGAATGGGTAGGTAACTATGCCGCGGAAAAGCGCCCCGATACAATTGTCTGCATCGGCGACTTTGCAGACATGCCAAGCCTGTCCGGCTATGCGGTTGGAAAAGCGGAGGCGGAAGGTAAGCGCTACAGAGCTGACATCGACGCTGCAGGAACCGCTATGCATCAGATGCTACGGCCAATCAGGAAGCTCCACCATAACCGCCGTCCTAGACTGGTGATGACCCTGGGCAACCACGAGGAGCGCATCGACCGCGAGGCAGAGGCCAACCCGAAATGGAAAGGATTCCTGTCCAGTGCTGACCTTGGCTACAAGGAGGCGGGTTGGGAGGTATACCCATTCCTGCAGCCGGTAAGTGTAGATAACATCCTGTACTCACACTATTTTGTGTCGGGGGCCATGGGCCGCCCCGTGTCGAGCGCTGCAGCCCTGCTCAAGAGAACGCAGCAAAGTGCCGTTATGGGGCATGTGCAGACGCAGGAACTGGTCATTCACCCCTACACGCAGCATTTCAGCCTCTTTGCTGGCATTTGCTACCTCCATGACGAGCCGTACTTGACGCCGCAGGGCAACAGGACTAAGCGCGGCGTGTGGGTGATACACGAGGTCCACGATGGGACGGGCGACCTAATGTTTGTAAGTCTCGATTTTCTAAAGAGAAAATATAGCTAATGCCATACAAGAAACAAGAAGACCGGGATGCGTACGCAAGGCGGTACCGGGAAGAGACGAATTACGATAGCAAGTATTATGCTCAGAACCGAGAACGCAGACGCGCCCAACAGAAGGCATGGCGAGAGGCCAACGCTGAGCACGTCAAGGCAAGGAATGCAGCCTGGCGCAAGGCAAATCCGTTCAAGAGATACGGCATCACCGCCGAACAACATGCTGACATGGTGGCTGCGCAGCGCGGTCTGTGCGCCATTTGTCAAGAGAAGATGGCGGCTGGCGATATTCACGTAGACCACAATCACGCCACAAATAAGCTTCGCGGGATGTTGCACGCGAAATGCAACCGGGCTCTCGGTATGTTCGGCGACAATCCGGCACTTCTACGCGCAGCCGCCGATTATCTGGAGAAACATAAATGAAAATCCCATCTAAGCGCACCCTGGCCAAGTATGGCATGAATGAGCTACACTATGCCGTACTCGAGGGCAAGCAAGGCGGCCTGTGCGGCGTCTGCGATGAACGCCTAGACAAGGGCAGGACATACATCGACCATGAGCACCGCAAGGGCTGGAGCAAGATGACACCAGAACAAAAGCGTCGGCAGGTGCGCGGCATCCTCCACTTTCACTGCAACCGCTACCTAGTGGCTAAGAATACGGCCGACACAATTGACATGGTCCACATGTACCTGCTGCAAAAGAGGCCCCTTGCCTAAGCCTGTCATATACCTGTCAGCCCTGTACCGCAAGGGCGACCAGCTGGCCATTGTCCTGTACGACCTGCCAAGCGGCGAGTGCAGCTTTGTGACGCTAGTAGGCAAGGACGTGGTGCGATTCGGTGAGCTTGGCAAAATCAACCCTATCAACATCGGTGATACCTCGATACTCTTTGTCAAGGAGGCCGCTTGAGATACTTACTGGCAGCGAGGAAAACGCTTGCGCTTGGTCTGGCCCTGTGGCTAATGTTTGAGCTTGTCGGGGCTGCCAAGTACGCCGCCGAGACGGACAGGGCATACAAGGCGGCCAAGATTCAGCTGTGGCAACAAGGAGTGCATTGTTATGACTCGTGACATGGTCAAGCCTGGTCTTACACTGCGAGAGAAGCAGGTCTATTACATGTTCTGCCAGGGCATGTCAGGTGGCATGGTCGAGGGCATGCTTGGGATTGCCAGGAACAGGGCATATCGCATCCTGGACCACGTCAAGGCCAAGGGATACGAGGTGGGCCCAGGACTAGCAGACAGGTACGCCGACGCCATGGACAGCGTATATGAGGAACAGGAACAGCCGGATGACGATGAGCCGCCGCACACCGACCTGGGCCACTGTAAGTGCGGCCTGCGCCTGCCGTGCAATGACTGCCTCCAACCGCTCGAGGTGGTGTGCCGGCGCAACATTGGCCCAGCGCTGTCACGCTCTGGCAAGCGCGGCGACAGGAAAGGTCGCAGTGGCTTCGCTGACCATGCGTTTATGGCAGCTGTCAGTAAGGCATACAATAGGATTGTGCCTCAATGGGACCGGCCCGAGGTGAACGGGGTTGCTAAAGGAAAGTCCCATGGCTACCGATAATCAAGGCATGACCAAGCAAGACGTGACCTGCCCGTTTGGCACTTGTCCTGACTGTCAGTGGCCGCGCAAGGAAGATGGCTCGTGCGACTGCGGCGTGGTCAAAGATTTCCTTGACGACATCCCCACGGCCGTGGTAGAGCTTGAAACTGCTCCCGGGATGGTTAGTTGGGACAAGATGGCTAAGCTCATGACTGGAGAAGCTAATGTGTAGCCAACATCACAGCGATGAACAGTGCGAGGGCTGCGCACCTGCTGAGTGTTTTGGGCCTGGTGATTGCCAGGAGCGGATTACGGAGCTGCGGCGGGAGAAAGCCGCGCTACGAGCGGAGCTAGCCGAGGAGCGCCAACGCGGCATCGATGAG